TTAGCTCATATTTTTCTCTATCCGCTATGTTTCCTCCCCAATACATTAATCTATTAGATAGCTTCCATCCATCCCAATCTACAGGAATTTTGCGCTCTAAAAAGTCTGTAATAAGCCCCTCTCGGGAGGATATTTCACGGTGCCCTTCCTGCTCTGCTTCTGCCAATTCAGCTGCTTTGCCTTCCAAATATAAGGGCTCTCCTTGACTATATCTATAGACTGCTTCCGCCCAAATCATATCAATCTCTGATTCTAATTCTGCGAATATGTTTTTTTGTGGCTTAATAATTCCCGTATCGATCGGCCAAAATCTCCGATTACCGGTCCGGTCTCTTAAATAGTCGCTGTTATTGCAAGTTCCAAAAAAAACACATCTTCTAGGACAGTCTTGCACGTTTCGTCCGTAGGCGGCTCTATATCTGTCTGTTGTCTGTGATAATATCTGCTTAACTCGTCCAACTTCCGATTTATTTAAGGCTTCCAGCTCGCTTATTTCCACTATCCACATACCTTGTATTAATTCACATACTTCTTTACCCTCGAATGACCTTAAGCTGTCTGTGAACCATTTTCTGCGTCCTAAGGTTCTAAGCATGGTGCTCTTACCAATACCTTGCCTGCCTGTCAATATAACCATATTATCAAATTTACAACCGGGTTCAAATGTTCGAGCCACTGCGGCTACCATTGCCTTTCTCGTGGCGCTATATGTATACTCATTATCAGCGGCCCCGAGATAGAGTACAAACATTCTATCAAGTCTTTCGACACCATCCCATACAAGATTAGACAAATAACTTTTTAAGTCGTCAAACGCGTGACGTCTTCCCCAAATTGCCAGGGCGTCCAGTATCTTATCTTTACCGGTAATATCATAGATATGTTCCAGGTACCACCTTATTCCGGCTTCATCTTCATCACACCACTCGCGCTTGCCCTCTTTTTCCGGGCTCCATGGCAAAGTATCAAGAACCATGTTTTTATGGGTAAAATCATCATATCCATATCGACCTTTTAAATTACTGTCATTTTCAAGTATTATCAGTATATTATCAGTTGTTTTTGCTATGGCTCCGGTCGTCGGACTTGTTTTCAGTTGAGTCATCCAATTTAAATCATCATCCTGTGATAATCCATTAAATTCAGTTACAGCTGATTCATGACGTTCTTTATTTATTAACGCTGCAACATCTTCATCGGCTACTGCTCTTTCACACATGGCTTTATAAGATGGCAATTTATTATTTGGAGTGTTCAATTTGGCCTCGTTATCCAAATCTCCATATAAGTGTAATCTGATCAAGTCAAACGCATTACATAAAACCCCACTTGCCGGATCGGTCGCATGGTGACTATATAAAAACTTACCGTCTTCATAAATAATTGCACCTCCGGAAGTACTGCCACCGGTATACGTATAACGCCCCGGCAATGTATCAACCGGTTCATAAGTACCGGGTATAAATTTTTCAATTGCACTGTAAATATTGTACGTACGACAAAAGGCTCCTATAACTCCGGGCTTAGATTCCGGGTCTGTCTGTTTTTTTGCCATTCTTTGATGGGCCTCTTTCACACCCGGAACCTGCGGCCATTCACT